CTTCATGGGCATTCTATTTTCGCATGACGGAGCAAACGACCCTACCTTTACTATATACGACCACACAGAGGTAAGCGCCGGTAACGAGTTTACAACCCAGACATGGGACGACACTTCCCCAAAAGGTTTCATGATCGGTGCGAGAATCAAGTTTGACACGGGTATTTATATCAATATCACAAGTACAATAGGGACCGGGTATTTAACGGTACTGTATAACCAGAGGAGAGTGGAACGCTAAACAAACATATTGGTACTTTTTGAACTGAATTAATCAGTCACCAAAAAGCCCATTGGATTCAGACAGATGTAGCTCTGTTTCCTTTGGGCTTTTTTATTTTTAACCGGGACAGTGCCGCCGACTCAAGGGCGGGTGCCGCCAACCATAAAGGGGCGTAAAAATGGCAGAAGAAATAGACAAGTTCGATGAAATTATGAACGCGGAAACACCCGAGGACAAGGGCGGAGAAGCATCAGAGACGCCATCTGCCGAGGAAGAAACCGCAAAGCAAGAACCGAGCGTCGAAGACAGGCTTGCTTCTCTTGAAGAAGACCTGAAGACCGAGAAATTAAAGTCGAAGGGTCTTTTAAAAGGAAAGAAAGCCGAAGTCCGGAACCGTCAGGACGTAGAGGCAAAGATGACGCAGCTTACCGATACGCTGTCAGGCATCCTTGTGAAACGCGATGCGACGGTTGAGGAGCCGCCCGAAAGCAACGGGAACCTTGTTGTCGAAGTCGACGACGACGGAAACCCGTATATCCCGGCGGATTCTTTAGCGGGGCTTAATGATTCGAGAATAAGCTCATTGGAGAAAACCATTAAGGATCTCCAAGGCACGTTGTCAAGCGAGAGGCAACATCGTGACGCACAAGCCCGGGTTGATGAAGAGGTGGGTTCAGTTGTCAGGACGATTGAAGGCGGCAACGCGGCGCAGAAGTCTTTGGACGATGCGCGGACATGGCTGAACGATAGGGTAGGGGAGTTCATGAAAGAGAACGATATCCCTGCCGGTACGTTCAAAAACGTTTCACAGGCCATGGACGGAATCGACGGAAGCGACGTTGAAGCCGAGTTCAACAAGAAGTTTCCAGGGAAGGATATGGAAACAACGGCACGGGCGTATGAAGGGAGGGTGACTCTGAAAAGAGCCCTGAATTCCTTTCTGCCCACGGAAAAGGAAGGGGTTAATGGCGAGATGGACAAGTCTCTGAAGAAAATTGCTGAGAAGCAGCCTTCTTTGGGGGGTGCGAAGAACCAGAAAACCTCTGTCGATACAACCCTTACCGAAATTGCCGGCTTGTCCTCCGACGACATTCTGAACGCACCGGATGCGCAAATAGACAAAATAAGAGCGTTGCTCAAAGCACAGACGGGGTAGCGCACATAAGGAGAACATAGAAAATGGCACAGACTCATTTTGGAACAAATGACGCTGAGACCGTCAAGATTTGGTCGAAGCTCTTGATGAGAGACGCCCTGCACCCGACCCTGTTCAACAAGTTTCTCGGAACGGGCAAGCGGTCCATCATCCAACGGTTGACAGACCTGGAAAAAAATTCCGGTGATCAGATCAAGTACGATCTTTTGATGCAGGCGACGGGATCAGGCGCTACCGGAAACACCCGGCTGAAGGGAGCTGAGGAAGCGATGGTTTACCATCAGGACTCAGTGGTCATCGATCAGCTTCGGAACGCCCATTCATTCACTACCATGGCGCAGCAGAGGTCTTTGCACGAACTGCGAACCGACGCTCAGGAGAACCTTTCCGATTGGTTTGCAGGAAAGCTCGACACCTATATGTTCCGGGCTCTCTGCGGTGACACAACCCTTACCCACGGGCAGACGAACACGGCCCCAGACGGGGATCATTACATCATGTGCGGCGACGTGGCACAGGGCACCGTCCTTGCGACACAGGAGACCAGTTTAGGGACCAACGATGAAATCTCCCTTGCGGATTTAGATTTCGCAAAAGAGAAGGCGGAGACCATTTCCCCGAAAATCAGGAAGGTTTCGATTGACGGCGGGGAATATTACGTTGTTGTGCTTCACACCTACAGCGCCGTTGACATCCGCCTTTCAACGGGGGCCGCAACAACAGTCACTTGGCCGAACATTCAGCAGTACGCGAATGTCCGTGGCCTCAAAAACCCGATCTTCACCAACTCTATGGGCGTTTACAACGGGATGATCCTCTTTGAGTCAGACCGTATCGTGGAATTCGACGGTGCTGCGGTGGATACCGTTCGCAGGAATCTTCTGCTCGGTGCCCAGGCCGGAACCTTCGCCCTCGGGAATGCCTACAAGAACCTTCAACGGAAACAGTACGGTGGAGAAAACCTGTTCAGTTGGTTTGAGGAAACCGACGACTTCGGGAACGAAACCGGAATAGCCGCTGGCAGTGTTTTTGGGATGAAGAAGTGTGTGTTCAATTCCAAGGACTTCGGCACGATGGTTATGTCCGCCTATTCAGCACTGCATAACTAAACAATAACACCGGGACGGTTCGGCGGGGTTGAGCGTAACGCCCCGCCAATATTCAAAAATGGGGATCGTAACCCCAAGGAGAGTAAGCTGGCAGTTGAAAGTTTTACCGCAAGTGGTGCGACCACGTATGACCTGACAAGTGTGACCGTGAACCCAGATGCGGTCAATGAAATCACTCCGAGAGAGGGCGGGTTCGTGGCCCGAAACCGGATCAACTTCGCAAACGTGAATACACCGACATTGAGCGATGCGGTCATGAACGTGCTGAAACTTTTGAAAATCCCGAAGAAAACCGTTGTAACGGATATCTACCTGATTTCAGTCGTTGGTGGCGCGGCAGTCACCCACAACTGCAACAGCGACGTCGTTACATCTGCAACGTGTGGAATCGGCTGGATTGCCTACAAATCCGCGTCCCTTTCTTCAACCTCAACGGTAACGGAGGGATTCGCAGAGGCGACCCTGACAAAGAGCAAGATCCATACAAGCTCGGTTGTGGCCCTTCCAACCGTGGTGGGGACACCCAAGGGCGCGGTTCGCCATATCGCCACTGATATTGCCGGTGGTGCCCATGGGTGGGCCGATGGTGCCGACAATGGGCAGGTAGGGATGTATTTCCCTTACGGCGGGTTCGTAACCTTCCAGGCAACAGCGGGAAAGGGTGCATCCGGCACGGCGGCAAGCTCCTTGGACGGCGAGTTCTCGGGAGTCCTAGAGATATCGGCAACGGGGTTCAAAGTGCCCGAGTAACATTTACAAATAACGGAGGGGTGAAATTCCCCTCCATAAAATAGGAACTGCGGGGGTTACTATTATGGCTAATGATCTACTGCCGGTTGAACCGGCAATTTACAGAAATAGAAACATTCAGGCTGGCACATATTATGCTGAATGTGTCAAAAACGACCTTATTTCACGGATTGACGCTCCGTTGCGTAGGGCCGGTTATCACCTTTCATTTGATGGTTTATATCGCAAGCTGGCAAACTCTGTCGGAACCGATACCCCATGGCACCACGTTAAACATCTTGGGACAAAAAGGTGCGGAATAGATCATCGTCTTAAATTCGGGGAGCTTGGGTACGTTCCCCCCAGGTGTATGGAATGTTGGAAAGTGGTTGCCGGCCCCAGGACACTGAAAGAGCTTTTCGCCCTGCTCGAAGTTCAAAAGGGGTTGAACCGTGCTTCAAAGTGCGGGATTGAAATGAGGCATTACACGCCAAGATTTTACGGCGGGTATTTCTACAACAACTCTTTGGATGAAGGCCGCGAGAGGTACGAGGAAGTGCGAAAAGCGGTGGATGAACACATCTCGAAAGATATGCCGGTTATCCTCAAAAGAGCCTGCACAGAGTTTGAAATGGTTCTTGGCCCATCCGTAGCGTGGCATATGACCCCGGCGCAGCATGAAATCGACAACCAGCTTGAAAACATGATCGATATGGCCGCCCCGAATGCGGTTGGGCAGACGGATGAGTGCCTTTCAAAGGTTCATACGAGTTGGATGGAATGGGCGTGGAGAGTCCAAGACCCGACAGCAAAAGAATATATCGGAGACATTCCGCTTTATTCAAAAACCATGACTTACCATGAAGGGGATTTGGATGAAATCAAAGCCGATATATGCAGGGCCAGAGCGATGGTTAAGCATGGTATCGACAGCGATACCACGGATTCTATCAAAGCCGCCCTTAGAGGTTTTTCTATGACAAAACGGGTTGGGTTGGACAAGATGGCGGCAGTTCTCGGGTTCGATAAAGTTAGCCCGCTTTACATGGGAGGTGCTGATTATGCCGGGTAAAAAAGCACCGAAGAAACTTACAGATCAACAAGAAAAGTGCCTGTCGTGCCGGGAATGCTGTGAATTCACAGAAGTCCCCTGCACGATGCTGAGCGTGGAAGTCATTGAGTATTTTAACATGCGTGGCCAGAAGTTTTACCTTGGAAAGGGTGGGGAAATTATGATACGGTTTCAATCCCCCTGTGTTGATCTGAAAAAAGAGGGGTGCGATATCTATGAGGACCGCCCCGATACCTGCCGGGAATATATGTGCGAGTTCGGTGACAAAACGATTAAAATCAAGAAAGACGAACAATGTGCGGCCTATATGTCGACAGTGATGGAATCCATTAAAAACCACAGAAAGGAAAACGGAAAATGATACACACCACTTTTCTCGGAGGAACCAGGGAACGAAAGTACCAGGGAAAAGAGCAGCTTTGGATGAGAAATATCGACTTCGCGGAAAAGAGCTTAGACGCTGGCGATGGCGATGTTCACCAGATATTCAATGTCCATGACGGCGATATCGTTCTTGATTTCTGGGGAAAAGTCTTAACGGCCGCTCCAACCAATTCCACGCTAGATTTCGGGTACGGGACGGTCACGAATTATTGGGGCAACGGTGTCCCTATCGATGCAACAGGCGGGGCACCAAGGATCATTTCGGGAACGGATGTCTGGCAGTCGCAGCTCGTTGCTGATCAGATAGAGGAAACCATTGAAATCGAAGTGAACGGTGCTTCGTTCGGTGATCTTGTGTCCCTTCACAGCAATTACAATATTTATGATATGTCACTTACCGGGCATGTCGTATCTCCAAATTTTGTAGCTGTTCAGCTTGTCAACATCACGGGCGGCGGGATTAAGATTCTGGACGATATGACCATCACGGCGGTCGTGAATAAAGCTCCGTTGGCTTCGGTTCCTGTTAGTTTTTCCGCTGCTGACACGCTTGACATCAAAGCCACGACAGACACGAAAGACGTGAACATTTCAAGCGGTCAAATGGCGATTTACGCCCGTGTAATCCGGATATAACGATTTCGGGCGGGGCGGATGACAAATCTGTAAATGGCGAGTCCCGGCGCTTCCCCGTCCGACTCACCGGGATTAAGGAAATGAGATGGCGAAAACAATTTCCAACATCGTAACTTCCGTTCGATACGACCTACGGGACACCGGCTCGACTCAGTACACCGACGCGGAGCTTCTCGATTACGCGAACCGGGCGATTGAAGCCCTTGACGCAACGCTTTCAAAAATCAACTCCGATTGGGTGAGACAGGAAGACACCACCACCGCTCTTGCAAGTGCCGCCGATTCAGTAACTCAGTCCACCAGGTGCATTAAGAACCGGCAGATATTCTACGGCACGACAGAGATTTACGAAAAGTCTCTCGGGTTCATTCATGACAGGCGAATCCACCTAAACAGCGCCACCGGCTTGCCGAAGTATTGGGCAGAGGGGGGCGCAAATGTCGAGTTCGATTACACCGCCGATCAGGAATACGCTCTCAAAATTTATTACGACCAGTATTCCGCAGAACTCACCATAAACGGGGTTGGGGGGGAAACGTCAACCTCCAATATGCCGCACGGCGACCAATTCAACCAACCAATCAGAGAAGCTATTGTAATTATGGCAAGAAATCGCCAGAACTATGTCGTTACTGGTTCGGCGTATTTGGAGAAGTTTTTCTTGAGCGCGGCTATGTCGAAGGTAATCGGCCGGAACCATGTCCCGAAAAGAAGGATACTTGATTTCTAATGTTCGGACTTGTAAAAGCTGCCACTGCCATGGGAAGGCGGATAAAGGAAACCACGATTAAGTATGGTCCTTGGCCTGGCGGTAAAACCACTGAGCGAAAACACCAGCTTGCCGACAAGTCCGAACTGCCGGATGCTACGAATTTCGTGATTATCGACAAGGGTAGTGTCAGAACACGCGACGGCACGACAAAATTGGCTTTAGACGCTGATGGAAGCGTCGAGAATATCAGGGATGTGCGTATCGGCGGGACGTGGAACACCATGATAGCGGACAAAAACGGTGCCAACCACAAGGTTTATGCCGGCAAGATTGCTTCAAGGGCATGGACGTATAGCATTGATGAAACGGCGGATGATGTCGGAACCTATTGGGATGCATTGGATTACACCGCTTTTACGGCTACCGATGTCCTCGCAGACAGGCTTACTGTTGATTCATCCACACAGCTTACCATTGTCAACCTGGATAACGACGAGGACGTTTTTTTGACGAAAGACTTGGGGGCGGGGAATGTATTGGATGGAGACTTTAAGCGGCGGGTTTCATTTGATATGTCCGGAGCATCTGACGGTGATATGCTGTGTGTGTGGGGTCTTCATGGAGATGACGGGGTTAAGATAAACGATTCATCCGGGGGTCTCCACCTTTTGCGACCCCTTCAAATTACCATGTGGCGAACCGGTACGAATGACGTGTTTTATATTTCCGACATGGCGACGGAAGATTATTCCACATCGCTCACATGGACGACACAGTATTACGTAGAAATTATCAGGAGTGGGTCCACGATCACGGCCACGGCTTATTCGGATGCCACCTATTCAACCGCTGTTGTTTCCATAGACATTACACAAAGCACCCCACAATCGTATAGATACGAGTACGGAATGAGTGGCTTGACCGGGGACGGCACAGCCCCTCCAGAAAGTACCGCAACCGGCACCACGGCAAGCGGGATTATATATGGGATTTACGATCAAACAATAGTGAGTGCCGCAAACATTTTAATTGGGTCGGACGGTGGTTCAGCAGATGGATATTTTAGGTTTAACAAAATAAACCTGCCCCAGGGGTTTGCGACCATTTCATCCGCTACGTTAACCCTTTACCCGACCGGTGCGGAAACCGGCACGCTTGACTACGATATTTACGGGATAGACGCAGACAACGCAACAATGCCGACCACGACAATAGGGCTTGAAGCCTTAACCGAAACCACGGCAAAAGTCGATTGGGCACCGGCTGGCCACGCAGATGGGGTGGCGGAGGTATCCGGGGATATTAAGGCGATCCTGCATGAGATTTGTGGACGCTCCGGGTGGGTCGAGGGAAACGACCTTATAATCAAAGTCAAGAATATGGCGGCAACCGGGAATTACGCCACGTATTACGATTATACCGGGGATTCAACAAAGGTGGCTGTTCTTACTATAACGTTCACTCATCCGACAGTTGCAGTATCGACAAAGGTACAGACCCCAGATGCAAACGATTATTACGAAGGAGACGTTCATTTCTTCGGGTTCAATGAAAAACTTATCATCTGTGACGGTTCCTACCTAAAGGAGTGGGATGGGAATATCGCAAATGAGGCTACCCTATTGTATGACGACGGCACCGGTCCGGACGCCCATCAGTTCGATACAAGGGTCGAGAGCGACGACACATACCTTGCCCTTGGGAACGGAACGAACACCCGTGTAGGGTACAAATTCACGACACAATCATGGGATACGGGCTACACGATTACGCCTACGGTTGTTTTCGCACGGATCAGCAAAAACGGCACGGGCGGAAGCGGGGCGATTACGGCGAAAGTAAGGCTTGTGTCAAGCGGGTCCGTTTACGCGGAAAAGGTTATTGTTGCAGATGTGACTAAACTTTCAACCACGGCAGTTCTTTATGACGCGACATTCGCTTCAGGAACCGGGATGACCCCTTCAACCGCGTATTACCTGACCATTGAGTATGCGGGTGGGGACGCCGCAAACTATGTAAAACTGCATTGCACCACGGTTTCAGGCGGTACGGTTGGGTATTACCATGACGGTGCGTGGAAACTGGACGCTACCAAAGCCCCGATTATGGCGGTGAATCCCGGCAGGCCCCCCAAAGCTGTCTTTGGTCTGGTACATGACAGAAAGATATTCTGCATAGAAGGCGAAACGGGAACGAATTCGAGTTACGTATGGTATTGTGCGACGGGGAATCAATACGATTGGTCTACAAGGGACGGGGGCGGGTATGTCCCGGCCATTGACGTGGGAGCCACAAACTATCCTATCGGAAGCATAGCGTCATATCTCGAAGATTTATGGGTGTTCGGAACAAAAAGACAGCCATATCTCGGGAAGCTGAGCGGTGTTTCCCCGGACAATTACGAGATCACTGAAACACGAGATCGGGTGGCAGGGCATTACAAAAGCCTTGTTACCGGGCCGACGGGACTTTGGTTTCTCCATCCGTCTGGGGTGGATGTTATAGCCCCGACCGATAAATACGGCGATGTGGTTCAGGAAAATAGGACGGACAAGATAAAGCGCACGATCCACGCGAACTATTCGACAGCGGCTTTTGCGGGGTATGACCCTGAATGGGGGCTTTATTTCCTGAAATTAGCGGGATACACCAACACAATCGTTGTCCACACGCGAATGAAAACCGTTCAGAATCAGGGGCAGCAACAAATAGGTATCGCCCCCATAACGGAGTTCGATTTTGCTTTCTCAGACGGGGAAGTGCCCACCGCTTTTGGGATAGGGAACGGGTATTTGCTTATCGGCACGGATGGCGGGAACGTCTACAAAATGGATGTTTCCGTTGTGGCCGATGATTTCAATGATGTGACCTATGATTTAAAAACGAATTCCGAGGCAACCCGGTTCGATGAAGCGGAGGCGTCAGCGGTGGCCCCCCTGGTTACAGGTGAATCCGGGGCGAGTTTCGTGATCGATTATTACAAGGACAACTCGGGTACAGCACTCGGAAGCACGACAATTACACTTCCATTCGACGGGGAGGCATCTGAGATAAACTTCAATTTCAGGACTTTACGACTTGGTATCGACACGGTTTCTCCGAACGGCGGGCCGCTTTATATCGGGAACCTTGTTGTGAAAGTCAACAGCGTAGGTGGGTTATAATGGCACTGTTTGAAAATATTGTGAACGTAGCCTTGACCACTACGACCTGGCAACCGGTTTCGTCCGAAAGGCTTTGTAATGCACTCACAGCCCACACCAGAAACGGAGAAGATTGGAAAGTAAGCACGGTGTCAACCGGGTCGGCTTATTTCACGGTGGCCGGGGCCGACCATCTTCAATACGAGTTTGCGACTCCCGAAGAGGGAATCATGTTTTACGTCCAGGGTGTAGCGGCGGACATATTAGAGGTGCTTTTTGAGTAAGGACACCATTATAAAAGGCAGTCACGTTATAGCATCCGGTGACTTGGATACCGTCGGGGAAATTACCGACCCTGTTGGAATTGCTGACGAAAACGGAGATCAGATTGACGGGTATTTACTCAAGGGGCAGAACATTGAAAACAAATTGGACGAGTTGCTGCTTGTCCTGAAAAAAATAGAGTATCATTTGATGATTGCAAGTGATACGAATTTGGACAACCTATAGGAGATAAAAAGATGCCAACAGTAAATGATCCAAATAGTAACCCTCAAGGAGTATTGCCCAAAGGCTTTGCAATGACCATCGGGCCATACATGGATTTATCTGCACATGCCGCTGATGAAGGGGATGCCTACGCTGTATCTTTTCAGGTTGATACGACAGCAGCAACATGCGACTTTTTCTACATGAAAAATTCTGAAGACATGTTTCTTAGGATTTATGAAATACGCGCTAAAACACATACCACAGATGTCCAGGTTCAGATTAAAACCGGGGTTACAGGTACTCCGGCAGGTTCATCTAATCTCACTCCAGTTAATAGTCTTGTGGGGCATGGGAACATTGTCACAGCAGGCGATGTGCAGTATCGTGATGGCGGAGACATGGCATTAACAGGCGGAAGCATTTATGATACGTTATGGCTGGATGCTGCTATGATAGGTATGCAAACTTTTAATTACCCTGCCGAAATAGCACTTCAAAAGAATCAAACACTTATTTTTCATGCCGTGGCTGATACTGGCGGGGAAGTAGACATGGCCGTATTCTTTTACTATCATGAGGCAATTAAGAAACCATAATGTGGAAACATTTTTTAACAGATAAAAATGGGAAACCGCTTAACGTCCAGACGGGTGTTGACGGGAACCGCTGTTTGATCACTGATGGTAGTCGAGTACTGGCGGCACATTGGCAGTCATCGGACATTACAACGGCAACGACCACGACAATAGTCGAGGCCAATCCGTCCGAGTCGATAATGATAACTGATTTGATTGTCATACTGTCAAAAAAGGTAGCGTCAGCAACAATCATAGCAAGGTTTTCAGATGGCACTAACACGGACAATTTTTTCACCCTTGACGCGGGGGCAGCATCATTTCAATTCTCACACGCTTTCCAAGGCGGGTTAAGGGGTTGGAAAGACGCTGATTTTCAAGTAGTTACAGATAGCGCAACAACTCTATCGGTTCTGCTTGGCTATGTTCATGTATCGACAGAACAAACAAAACCGTATGGTATTTGGAATGGAGAGCGGTAAGGAGAAAGACGATGGGATTAGATACCAGTAACTTTGTAGTGGTGGGATACGATAACTGGATGGGGCTTCCTATATACGGTCCACCCACCAGCACCCTGCCGCCGAACACATCTTCCTCTATCCCCAATGCATCGTATTCGGCATCGGGTGACTTAATCGGTTCCGGCGGCGGCGGGCCTGCGACTTTGGCGCATGTCGGTGATAGCGGTGTTGGTGTAAACCCAGGTGTTCAGGTGGCGACTACAAACCCGCCCACGGGCCGAATCAACGTGAACACGGGGTTTTCAGCCCCCTCCCCGCCCCCTCTCCCTGCTCCGGCACCCTCCACGTCCCCTCACCCTGCACCGGCAACAGGAAACTACGTTTTTACGGGGCAATACGGGACATGGACGCAGGCGCAAAAGGATGCGTATCTCGCAGCTAACCCCGATGTCGCACAGGCTGGAATAGATGCCCAACAGCATTATGAGCAATCCGGGGCGGACGAGAACAGGCAAGGCTTTCCCACGCTTTTGGGTGGGGCAGGCGGCTCGACTGGCGACCTCATAAGCGATATGGATTTCAGTTTTATGACCGGTCCGTTATCGGGTAATTCGGGTTTCAACGCTTTGCGCTCAAGCCTTACACCGATGACGAAATATTTCACGGAATCACAGAAGAGACTTGCCGGGTTGCCTTCTGAGATAGACACATGGACAACCGATTTGAACAATCAGTATCGGATAGGCCGGGATGAAACATGGGAAACCCTGAACGATGTTGCAAGCGCACGATCAGCAAAGGGCATTCTTGGCGGAACCGAAACACAGAACCTACGGGCAAAGGCGATGTCCGATCTCGTAGAAAAGGCAGATAGCGCGAAACGCGAAAACCTGAAAGACGCGATTGAACAAAAAGTCAGAACGATTGCAGGGACCGCTGAAACCTCAGCTATTCCGGTGGAATTGCTTGCAGAGACATACGGCCTTGAGGCAAAAGAAAACATGAATTGGGACAGCCTGCTTATGCAGCTTATAAGCGGTGGTCTATAAAGGAGTATAGCTATGGTTATGTTAGGTGGTGGCGGTTCTGACAATTCTTACGGCACTGACACATACGACAGGGATTACGGTGGACCCACATATTCCGAAGGAGAAGGTGGGTATAACCCTGGATTCGATGTTGGCTCGGGCGTAAACGCTTTGCGAAACACTCAATGGCAGAACTTCAAAAACATCTCAAATCCCGCCGCCTCTGCATTATTCGGCGGGGTGCTCGGCAAAATCGGCGCGGCGGTGGGGATCGGGAAAAGAATAAACAGTGGTGAATCCCTCACGAAATCGGTAGATGCCGAACTTTCTGCTATGGGTTATTCCTCAAGCCAAATAGACACCATTAAAAAAACTGCGGCGCAAGAAATCACACAGGCGGAATCATCTGCAAATCTGCGGGGGGATTACAACCCGACCTTCACCGGCGGCGGCTCGGGAGGTTCCGGCGGTGCTACCGGGCTCGGAGATTTCGGGGCGGGCGGTGCTTCCGGTGATGGATCGGATGGAGGTCTTGCCAGCGGCGGGGCAATAAGCGGAGGAGGCACGGACCTTGACAAAATGTGGGCGGATTACTCGGAATGGCTTGAAGGACCGGGGACGTTCAATGTCAAACTTCCGGGGTTTATGGGAGGCGGGATTGCTCCCCTAACCAGAACAAAAGCTGCTCAGGCGCGGGTTGCCGGGTTAAAGGAGCGAACCGCATTGCCGATTGACCTTGAAAAATTGAGGCTCGAAGAAAAACGGATCGATACGGGTTCGGCGGATAGCAGGTACAATACCGATGAAGGTAACGAAAAAGACTATTTCGGTGCGGCGGCGGTGGCACTGCCGAGCATTCTGGAAGAAGTTAAGGGGTGGTTCTAATGGGGCTTGGAAATGCTTTAGCACTTGGGCTCGGGGTTGCAAGCGGCAGGCCGTTGGTTTCAGGGATGGTTGCCAAACAGGTTCGGGGCGTAAACCACAGAAAAGATATGATGGAGTTCGGCCGTAAAGCCGTGGGCATATCAACCCCTGAAGATGCGAAGAGTTTGTATGCAGAATATTCCGGCAAACTTTCTCCGCAAGAGATGAAGTCCGTCATTGATTGGCAGAAAGGGATACAGACAGAAAAAGAGGACCGTGATTATCTTCTTGAGCGGCGCACAAGGCAAAAACAAGAGGACACCATCACGGATAACAGACGCGAATTGAGAAAAGAGGTGGCGTCCGCGAAAAGGGAATGGGATGCGAATAGCGCCACTTACGAAAACACGCTTGAGGGGTTGAAGCGGAAACGAACCGACCTTACGGCAAAAATAGGGTCGTTGCCACAAGGAAGTGCTGCGCTCGATATTTACAGCAAATGGGAGGGCAGCTTATCAAAGGTTAATAACGCCATTTCCGCTATGGAAACAGCACAGAAGAGGAAAGCCGAAGCGGGGAAAAAATGGTTGATAAACACGGAAACCGGCAAAGGGGAGTGGGTGAATCCTACCGGCGACTTGTCCGGGTACAGGCCACCCGCCGCTGGCACGGGCAAGTTAGACCAAAGGACGTTGGCTCTTTTCAAGGATGAGCTTGAGTATAACAGAGAACTCAAAACAGAATTGGGCAACGCAGCAACGGATGAGGAGCGGAAAGACTTAAACGCTAAGATATCGGATTCCAACGAAAAACTTCGGGTTCTTCGTGGTGGAAAGCCGCGTGAAGTTGTAAGGCCAAAAACAGGGAAAGTCGCCAAGATAGCTGCGAGAAAACATGCCGATTCTTTCAGAAAGCAGGTTTTTAAAAACAATGACGATAAAATGCAGGCAGCCAGGGTAAGAATCGCCGCCCTTGCGAATGAACCAGAAGTACAGGATCTCTTTATAAGAATGCTTGAAGGAAAGCCGAAGGGTGAAATGCCGGAGCCGTTGGGTACTACAAATAAACAAACGCCGAGTCCACTAGGTACCACAAAGAAACAAACGCCAAGTCCATTGGGTGATACGGGTTGGTTGCTAAAAAAGGGACCATCCGAAAAACAGGTAAGGGAAGCGAAGGCAGAAATAAAGGTTTTCGCTAAGAAGGTCGGGAAAAGCCTTGATGGTGCAAGCAACATCCTTGCAGATGCAGCAGGATTTACGGTGGATGAGTTGCTCTTGAAACCGGCAAGGGAGATAAAGCGGTTGTGGGAAGCCTTGATTGCGGAATAGGTGAATTATGTTCACGTCTGAAGAAATAGCGCAATTAAGGTCTGAAGTTGATGATGCCCCTATCGTGGATCAGGGTGGCACTTTCTCGCCTGATGAAATTTCTACCCTCCGTTCTGAAATCTACGGCAAGAAAGCATCCCCGGAAGATTCACACGGTTACATCGGCTCTTTTGCGCGTGGTGTGGTGCGTGGGTCGGAAGCTATTTTATCGGGGGTCGGGTCTGCTACGCGATGGTTTGGCGACATAGCAGATGCCCCTCTGATTTCCGGGGCAGGCAAAACCGCGTCTACATTCTGGGAGGAAGCCGCACAGCACGGATGGGAAGCACCGGACCCGGCAATATTCGGTAAAAAATGGTCTGAACTGTCCATTGGCGATCAGATAAAGCGCGGGGTTGGCGTTATCGGTGAGGCTGCCCCGTCATTGGCCATAGCCATGGCAACAGGTTATGCTGTTACGGGTTCGGCCATACGTGCGGGAATGGCGCTTAAAAAAGCCCAGATGTATGGGGGTGGCGCTGCTGCTGGCGGGTTAGGGGTGCTCGAAGGAGCCCCTCAGTACGAAGAATCACGCGAAGCCGGTAAAGACCTGATGGAAGCCACGATGCACGGGGGGCTTTCAACCGTTGGGACCGCTGTTCTTGAATATCTGCCTATTTCAAGGTTCTTGAAAGGGATACCTGGCGGTGTGGTGGTGCGTGGTGTAAAAGGTGCCGCGACTGAAGCCGCCCAGGAAGCATCTCAAACCATTTGGCAAAATGCAATTGCAAAATATGGGTACGACGACACCCGGAGTCTTGCCGAAGGAATCATTGAGGCTATCATTGGTGGTGCCGGCATGGGTGGCATCGCTGGGGCTGTCTTTAAAAAATCAGGGGATATTGTCGAAAAGCACAACATCCCGGAAGATGAGGTAAAAGAATATGCAAAAGACCTGTCCAGCCAAATCAAAACCGCTGACGCAGAATTGTCCGCAGTGTTCAACCCTAGGAAAGCCCCAACGCGGACAGTGCCATCGGGCATCCAAAAACAACCCGCCGAGGAAAAAGACGAATCCATAGGCTATCCTTCCGGCTTCAGCTTCCTCATTTTCGCCAGATCCGGCAAACCGTTCAAGACAAAAGGCAACGCTGTATTGTCGATGAAAAAGGACGGTATCGCCGGGAAGGTTATTACAGTTCCGGGCGGCTTCGCTATACGGCCTGATTCTCCCAAGGATACTCCCTCACAGGCCGGTGAAGCCGCCCTTCCCGAAGGCATAGATGTTAAGTTCGTAAAGGACAAGGTGGAATCACTTGGTTCGGTTGAGGCGGTTGAGAGACTTTACAGCGACGACGACGCGGTAAGCTCGTTTGCGAGAAAATACTCGGAAGAGTTTTACAAGGAAACTCCGAAACCAGAGAAGGCACCCGAACCGGAAGACCCCGAAGCCAAGGGGAAAGAACCGTGGAAAACGATGCGGAAGGGGTTGTCCGATTTGCGAGACAGGTTGGCAAAAGAAGCCGACGCCTTTAATGTAAAGGATGAGTCTTTTCCGTCATCAAAGTATGACCCCGAAGTGAAACGTATTGATGCTTTAATTGATTCCGGGGATCTTGTTAATAAAAAGGCAAATATCTTAAAGGGGCAAACCCAATCGAAACTCAAAGAACTTTTTGATTCGGATGTGGATTCTGTCCTAAAAGACTACCCTGAATTGTCCAAACCAAAGCCCCCCGAAGCCAAGGGGAAAGAGCCGACCATTAAACCCGATACCCACCTGACTCCTGCCTTTAAACTTGAAAATGGTGAGATTGTGGTCGGTGAAATCCATGCTAATGCCTTTGACCAAATGACGGTGGAAGAACAGAATATGGAAATGGTCGAAGGGTATGCAACTCCACAGGGTGTGTTCATTACGAATGCACAGGCGAAAGAATTACATGGAGTTGACGAATCGGGAGCCATCGCCAAAAAACAATTTACAGATAAGTTTGGGGAAGAACCGCCGAATAAAGATTATTCAGAGGTTGTCGGGGATGATGAGGCACCCCCCGAACCCAAGGCCAAAGAGCCGTGGGAGGTGACGGGCGATACATTGGGTGCGGATCGTCCAAGAACATTTTTCAGGGGTACGGTTCCAGGTTCAACCAAAAAGATAAAAGAACCATTCAGTGCTGCAAAGGGAAAAACATTTGTTGCCAGAAAAGAGTCTTCAGCTAAAAACTATGGAGAGCAGATAGAAAAAATAAAGGCAAAGCCAGATGCGAAAATTCTCTATGACGAAGATCCTGCGTTCTGGAAACTAATAAAACGCCGCAAGCCTCCAAATGGGTTCATTGGGTCTGCTACCAGAAAGGGAGAAACGGTTATTGACCTTGTGAACAAGTCGATCACCAGTGCACAAGTAGCAGGATATGACGCGATTTCTTTCAGTTCTGATGCGGATATTGGTACGGTTATTCTGAATGATAACGCCTTTGTAAGAGATAGTGCACAAGTAGTGCACAAGATGACCCCAGAGCCGTGGGAGATGACGAGGAATGAGTACCGAGCAACTGTGTTTGGTGATGCAAAAACGCCCGAAACCATTGACGCAAAAATACAGGGCAACTTAGAAAAGATAGGCGAGAGAACGATCACTGAAGTAGGGGATGACCACCCCGGCTCAATCGTGCGGCACTATGCCAAAAAATACAACCTTGGCAAAATCCCACTAAAACCAAAGGGCGGCTTGAGGCGAAGCGGAAACGGGATAGCATCAACTGCGACTATAAGGAATCAGGCAGGCCAAGCAATAGGTCGCGCCATAGTTGTGGATGCAGAAATGATAGCTGATAAGACGCAGAGAAACCATCTTGCGGGTGCCTTGCGTCACGAAATCGAACACCTCCGAGACAACGCCGTGGGTTATGAAATGACTGAAGCGCAGAACCGCCTTAATGCTGTGGGAATTATGGCAGATATCGAGGGCGGTGGGGATGTTTCGGGTGTGTACGCCAAGCACCGGAAAGGGCATCATAAAAAACATGATGTGTTTGAAACTGATTTCTTGCACAAAAGATTGGTTGAAAAAGCCATATCCTCCGGCAAGATAGACAGCCACCCGGATTATCCTGATCTGACCCCCGCAAAGGCACCGGAAGCTAAAGCCCCCACGGCAGGAAAAGCTAATGTTGCCAAAAAAGACCCCGCTACAATGACCGCAGGGCAAATCAACAAGGAACTTGACAAGATTGAAAAATCTGATTCAAAGTTCACCGATGAAATGATTGCTGCGGGTAGAGGCGGTGAGCGATATTCTGATTGGTCGGAAAAGACCGACCCGCTGTCCTTAAAGATGTTGGCGAACTCTGAGCGTCGGTACGACTTAAGGCGTGAGATAGAACTACGATATGGCCCGAACCCGCCAAGCAGGTTGCCGACGAGAGGGTTTAGGCCGAGGAAGAAGGCACCAAAACCCGTTGCCAAACCAAAGCCCAAAGCCCCCGAAGCCAAGGGGAAAGAACCGGTTGATGTAAAGAAAATACCGTCAAACCAAACGGAGTCAAGGGCAAAGCGAAGGGATGTTGCCGATAGGGTTTTGGAAGATCCGGAGAAAGCTCCTCTAAAGGAATTATTGGTAACACGGGGGTACTTGGCAGACAGGATGGGCGCGTTGCAATATAAAGCACAACAGGGAAAGGCGTACAATAAGAACCTGTTGGACAGCTTAAGCCGTGAATACCACGGAATACAGAGACTCATTCAAAACAAGGAATCCAAACCAAAGCCCAAAGCCCCAACAAAGCCCAAGAAGCCCATCGCTCCGAAAGAGGGCGAGGGTAAAGCCCTGGAGGATATAGCAAAAGATTTTAAAACCGTAGAGGATCTACAATCAGCATATACAAGGGCAAGTATGCAACCAGATATGGTTTCTCACGGGGTAGGCCTGCCTACAAAACGTGCAAAGACAGCACTCGAAAAGGCAGGGGCGTCTATATATAAAGGGAGAACCACATTTGATTTAATGTCAAAAGATTTCAAAATGTGGCAGGGGCGGGGAAAGAAAAAAACAAAGGTTTCCGGCATAGATGATTTCCGCAAGAGTAACCCGAAATTCAAAGATGCGTCCGACGCAGAGATACAAAAAATAGTTGGAGAGTATTCAAAGCGTGCATCTTCGTCGATAGAAAAAGCGTGGAATGACGTTTTCAACAAAGCGCACGCCAAGAAGACCGTGAAGGTTGATATGCCGAAAGTTGATGTGGGTTTCGAGTGGGAAACAAAAACCGGAAAGCGGAAGATTGTCGGCAAGAAAAAAATAAGCGCGGCAGAAATAGAGACACAGGATGGTATCAAGAAGATACCTGCATCGGAAAGCTATGAGGTGCAAAATCCAAACTCAAAATTCTTAGAGTTAATTGACACTACAGAAATAGAAGCGGAGATTGCAAGAGATACAAAGAATCTTGAGTCGCAGAAAAAACGGGATGCAAGTTTCGCGGAACAGGAAGAAAAACAAAAGGCAATAGATAAAGAGTATCGTGACATCGATGGTTTTCTTGACGACCTTCCTGAATTTCGCAGAGCGACGGTATTAAAAACGCTCAATAAGCACCAAAACTACGACCGCAAACTGTATCGCCGCAAAGACTTTATACGTGAGCGGGTAAATAAAGGGTATGTTGTCAAGGGTAATGGAAAAAGCCGCACGTTTGTTTCACCGGACAATGCTTTTTATGACAATCTCACCAAAACTGAATTGGATTACGCTGAATATTTGATGGGTAAGCAACCAACCCCATCGGAACAATACCAAATAAAGAGCGGTAAAAAAGATGCCAAGTCTACAGTTCAAAAACGGGACGCACTTTCGATTAAAGGACGGTCTGACGCAATCAGATATCTCGAAAAATCCCTTGCTGAAAGGACTGGTCGAGAGATACCTGAAGGAACAATCCGAACCGTCATCTTCCACACCAAAACGCAACGAGGTGTCAAAGCTGTTGCGAGAGCGTTTCAAGTTGACGTAGTTTTCATCAAGTCCAAAGCTGGGCTTGGATTCAACGGCATAACCTTTTCAAATCTCCCCGATACGATATTTGTTAACGCGGATTCAAAAAACCCCCTTCTCGCCGTTGCGGGTCATGAGGTATTCCACACCCTTCAGATACAACACCCGGACCTGCACAAGGAGCTAATTAAGAACCTGAGCGCGAAAACCTTGCGTGCCAAGTTCTCGAAATATTTGGATCGGCTTAATTTTTCCCGTAAGCAGGCCGGTATGCCGGAGGCGAACGAAATTGCGGCGTACAATGAATTCCTTGGGGATTTTCTCGGGGACCAATTTCTTGACCCGAAGTTCTGGGACAAGCTGAACAAGCAAGACCCGACGTTCACGAACAAACTCGCCAAGATTGTAAGCAAGATAATCAATAAAATCAAGAACGTTGCGCGAAGGTTCCTGTCTGAGGATTATTTCAATGACATATCCGAGGCCCAGGACGTTCTTGCCGAGGTGATGGCGCGATACGCTAAACGGCAGAAGACCGGGAAGAAATCCGCTGATACTGAGATATTGTACCAGTTTGCACAAGATGCCTCTTTGGGATTAAGAAAGGCAGTCAAGTTCGTTAAAAAAATACCGGCGTTTCAAAAATGGATAGGAAAAGCAAAGGTTGTCAAAGACAAGGACGGGAATGTTATTTATAACCCGACTCAAACTTTTTATCACGGTACACCATTCGGAAATTTTGCGAAAAGTGCAATGAGTGTAAATGCAAAGCGTGCCGTAGTCATAAATAAAAGAAAGGAAATTCTGGCTAATCGTATAACTGTTTGGGATATGATTCGCGATGAACCACTTGGCAGATATACCGAAAACGAAAGGACGGCGGCAAGGGATTTGCAAAAAGAGCTTGATAAAGAAGAGCGCGGACTCCCGTCAATAGAGGCACACAAGAGAAAGATAGGCGACGTTTTTAGATTTGTTGGGGTAAACGATGAAGGCTATTTGGGGCAAGGATTCTATTTTTCACCAAACATGAAAGGTGCTAAAGGATGGGCAAATGCGTCTTCAAGACCAACGAGGCCAGGTGAAAAAAGGGAGCCTTATATTTATGAGGTCTTTCTTAAAATGGAGAACCCGTTCCATGATGGTTCGCCGTACACAAAAGAAATGGCGGAGTATGAGCGAAATGAATACGACAGGCAGACATATGGATTAAGGGGTGACATCGACAGAATGATGACTGCACGGGCAGTCGCAAGAACCCAAACCCTGAAAAAGTTTGGCTATGACGGTGTTATCGGTGAAGTCAAGGGCGGGCAGGGGCAGGGTCTGGAATATGTAGTGTTCAACCCCACCCAAATAAAGAGCATCTACAACCGTGGCACTTTCAGCGAAACCGACCCAGACATAATGTACCAGGTATCAGAACCCGCTGAAAAACGGTATGCAAAACGGCAGACAGAGGGGCGTAGGTCTACCGACACGGGCATACTGTATCAGGCACAGTCCGAAACCAAAGCCGCAAAGAACGTGATGGATAACCCGGCGTTCAGGGAGTGGTTTGGTGATTCCAATGTGGTGGATGAGGACGGGGAGCCTTTGGTGGTTTATCATGGGGCTGGGGAACAGTTCGAAGAGTTTAGACATGGGTGGTCGGCAGGGCATATTTGGGGACGAGGCTTCTATTTCACAGAATCTGAAGCCGACGCAGGGCATTACGCAGAAATTTCTTCCAGAAAAACCGGAGAACAGAATATTATTCCGGCATATCTTTCTATTGAAAACCCACTCTACCTTGAATCAGATTCGTTTGATGGGAACATTGTTGACGGGTTACCATCTGATTTTAGATCGAAACTATTAGGAGAACTTGACCCTGAATATGACCAAGAAATGATTGACGCGTTAAATGGTGAGTACATAGAAGATTCTGAGATAGAGAAATACGCCAAGGATATCCAGGATTACGCCGAAGAATTTGGGCATGACGGTATCATCGGGACATATTCCGGTGACACTCATTACATGGCCTTCCACCCCACCCAAATAAAAAGCATCTACAATCGTGGAACATTCTCGGAGAGTGACCCGAATATTATGTACCAGGTATCAGAACCCGCTGAAAAGTGGTACTCCCAGATGACAAACTTTTTCGCGGAAAAGCTCCCCGGCAAGGCCAACCCGTTTGAGGGGTTGAAGGATGAATGGATAGGCGAAAAAGACACCAAGGTCCATAATAATATGGTTGAAGCCGCCGTTCTTCAAGACGAATTACGGAAAACATTAGGGTTCAAAACACAGGAAGAGCGGAAAGGGCCACGAACCCCACGGGCGAAGTTCAGGGAAGACCGTATATCAAACGACATGGAAGCGGCGATTCATATCTATCTTGACCTGAAACGAAACCCGTCACACCTGAAAAAGTATTACGATGATTTGCCGGATAAGTGGAAGAAAATCGTAGATCTTTCGCAAACGGTTGAATCAAACCCTGAATTGGTGAGAATAGCGAACCACATAGATAACGCATACAAGGAAGCCGGGAAACAGGCATTAGAAGATAATGCGATCCGCAACCTAGTTGAAAACTATGTCGGCAGGGCATGGAAGCAACTCAAGAAAACACGCTCTGCAACAGAAACATTATCAAAGTTCAAGACGAAAACAAGACACGCGAAACACCGTGTTTTAGGGACTATCCTTGAGGGGCTTGCCTTAAAAGATGAAAACGGCGACCACGTTCTTGACCTTCAAATTACGGGAGCAATCAATAACTTACAGCTTTACAAGGATGAAATAGCCCGTGTTGTAGAGGATAAAAAGCTGATTGACGCCGGTCGTAAAACCGAATGGATGGATACCGGCCACAAATTGATTGAGGACACCCCTCCCCGTGGGATGGATTACGTTGAAATCGAACACCCGAACTTTGTCAGGTGGGAGTATGCTGCAAACGTAGATCTTGACGAAACGGATGTGGACGAAAAGACCGGACTCAAGGTAGGTGATTTTGTCCGGGCATATGACCGGGACAATATCGGTAAGGTTGAATCTATAACCCCCGAAACCGTAACCGTGCATTTCATCAACAAGGAGAAGGGGACCGAAGCAACCAAGACATTCGACATTCCAGAAGTCGGATCTCTTGAGAAAACCCTCAGAAAAGTCCAACCACGTGGGAAAAACTTTGTTATTCTTGATGACGGGACGATACTTGAGAGAAGAAAGCTGTATGCCCCAAAAGAGGTTGCGGATCGGTTAAACAAAATGCTTGGCACATCTAAACTGAGGGGCAAGCATATTCTCGGAATACCCATCGACACGGTTACAAAGTACAATGCAATATTCAAATCAATGATTCTCATCACATCGTTCTTCCACCATTTAGCGTTCATGCGGTCGTATCTATTTGGAACGAAACACAAATCATTGGAAGAATGGCGACCTGTTAAGTCGTACAAGCAGGGACTTAAAGCGGTAAAGGAATACGACAGGGACGTTGAACTTCTTGTCAGGAACGGACTTACGCTCGGGCGGGTGCAGGATTGGGAAGAATCCGTACTAAGGGAAGAAGACACTGCTCTCGGGAAGATTTTCGATAAGGTGGCAATGACCCCAAAAATCAGGGAGACGCTAAACAAACTCAGACAGTGGCAGGCTGATTTCCTGTTCGGCAACTTCGGGGCGGGACTCAAAGCCAAGGCGGGACTGATAGAATTAAGAAACCTGAGAAAGCGGCATCCTGAATTACCGGAAGCAGAACAGGCTAAGATTGTAGCCAGCCTGATAAATGACGACTTCGGGGGTCTCCACCTTCAGAGGATGGAAAGAGACCCGACGACTCAACACATTATGCGGTTGTTCCTGCTGGCTTCAGACTGGACGGAATCAAACGTAAGGACGATGGTGAAAGCGGTTAAAGCGGGTAGCAAGGAAGAGCGCGAAATGTACCGGCGCTTCTGGTCTGCGGTACTCACAAAGGGTATCGGCGCTACTGTTCTGGCGAACTTGTTTATGGCTATGGGTGATGACGATGATTTCATGGAACGGTACAGGAAGGCGTGGAAAGCCGGAAACTTCAGATGGATGGATGTTGACATAACCCCCATTCATAAAATGCTTGGCGGCGACGATGAAACCAAGAAATATTTCTCAATTCTTGGTCACTTTAAAGACCCGGTTAAATTCCTCGTCCACCCTGTAAGATCATTACACCACAAGGGTTCCGTTGTTTACCGAACTTTCCATGAAGCAATGGGGGGTACGGATTGGAGGGGGCACAGGTTTACAACCCTTTCGGAGCTTACTGGAATTGACGATAAGGGGAACTATTTAACAACCTCCAAAACTCATAAGTTCGGAGACCCAAAAGGCGGTAAACTCGCAGGGAAAACGACTCATTACGCAGGGAAGAAGGGGCCGATTGGCATACCTCAAATACCGTCATACCTGATAAATCAAATAAAGGGTGTCCAACCGATACAGGTGCAGAATCTTTTGGCCTGGGCGCAGGGGGAAACATCCGGCTTTGACGCACTTGCTCGAAGCGCCGGTCTTCATTCATCGACAACATACCCAACAGATAAAAGAATGATGAATGATTTTGTTGAAAGGTATATGGCGCTAAGAACGGGTGGAAAGTCTCTTGCAAATCTTAGAAAATCCGTTATGCTTTTCAATAAACGACAGAAGGGCAAAACGGACGGCATGAAGATTATATCGTGGAAGAAACTTAGAAAAAAGGGCGACAAGCTCATAAGGGCAGAAAAGAAAGGAAAGGAGAGATAAAATGGCTGATGCATCGATCACGCAGGCGATAAAATACCGCAGGGTTAACGGTGAAATGGTTGGGAAGGAGCTGGTATTCACCTGCACGGCAGCTACCGCGAACACATTCACGACGGCTTCGACAGATGACGGGACGGGCCTCCACGGGAGAACCATATCAAAGGAAATCTTCGGGTGGTTCGTTGATCAGGTCACATCAAACCCCGGAGCAACCGCACCAACCGCCGGCCTCAATGTAACTCTGGCAGATGAGGATGGGGTTGATGTCCTGGACGGGAACGGCGCAGCCCTTGTCCATAATACCACGTCGAAATCAACCTATCCAGGATGCGACGGCATGGCGAAAAGGCACCTTGTAACCGGGGCATTGACGCTTAATCCGGACGCGGCCACGGCAAACGCTCAGACAGTGGCAGTTGTCGTCATAACCGTTAAATTCGTGAGGAAGGTGGACTAATGAAACGGATCATACTTGCAACTTTTATTGTGCTTATTTTGAGCACCTTTGTTATCGGGGATATGGGGTCGATGTGGAAACGTGACGGCAGCACCATTTACCCTGGCGGCGGTAGAACAGTCAGTATCGTGAAAGATACCGGGGGCACGTTTGACGCCACGACTGTAGCTTCTATTTTTGGTGACAGCACAGCAGGTCAAGGTGACAGCACCTATATTACAGGCAATACAATATCTGCATCATACGGTCACGATGTGGATACCGGGACTCTCGGGGTGAATTACCGGGGATACTTGGGTGGGGTTACGCGATTCAGGGATACCGTTATATATGATGGCAAGGGCACGGCGGTTACGACCTTTGACGGTTCATCCGGTTATGTTGGGATAGGTGAATCATCACCACAGGGCGATTTGCATATATCGACTGACTCCGCGCACGGCGGGTACATTATAAAAACATTTTCAGCAACAAGCGGAACCCTTACGGGGGCAACGGACAAGATTGAGTTGAATATTCCGGCGGCATGGCGGATTTTACAGTGTCAGCTCCACGTAAAAGTGGCCGTCACCAATGCAGGTGACAATACGTGGAGTTCCGAGTTAAACGATGGAGCCCAAGAGGAAGTTATCTCTGCCGGGTCTGCCGAAACTAAAAACACCAACGTCAACCATTTCGCTGACGGCGATACATGGGGCACCCTAACCAACGCGGAAACCGATATTCTTTTGACTCCGCAAGGGGCTGACTTCACGGCCGGCGAGATTGAAGCACACTGTATAGCCATTGGATTCAACGCATGGGATGCCGACTAAAGGAGCTGGAATGCCAACCACGGAAACTGGAATAACGACACTGATCATTGGCGCAGTTGCTGCAATTTCGGCAGGGATCACAAAATATTGTTTCCCCACGAAAACCGAGATGACCACCGCTATTGATAAAGTTGACAAAAAACTCGAAAAATCTTTAGTTGAGCGGGAAGGGCTGAAATCAGAGTACCTGACAGAAGCCAAGCACACCCTGATTTGTGATGCCAGAATATCCAACTTTAAAAATCATATGACAAAAGAGATTCAGGAGTTAAAAGACGAAACATTTACCGAAATGCGTGCTACAAAAGATGAGTTGCTAAAAGAGATCCGGAATGG